CCGCCGACAATCAGCCCTGCTGCAATCGGTGCCGCCACATACCGAATGAGCTTCTTTGTCCTTCTTTTCATGTCTCCCTCAATAACCTCCTTTCTAGCTTACTGAGTCTCTATGTTTCATCAGCACTGCTGCAACCTCTGGAACGAAGTAATACTTTCCATCTATTCGGTCGAGTCCATCGAGATACTTCGCTTTGCATTTGCTTACATTTGTTCTTCCCATGAATCTTGCGAACTGTGCAGCCGTGATAAAACCTTGTTTTTCTGTGACCTTTTCAAATCTCCTGACAATATCTTGTTTGTTCATATTTGTTCCTCAATAATTTGATTAAACACTGTCAAGTGTTTAATCCTTAGTGATAGTCGTAGAGTATCACTAAGGTAATCTAATTGATTACCCCTGTGTAAAAAATAAAGAGCCCACGGTCACTCCAAAGAAATTCGCTATAGACACCTTCATGTCATCGTTAGGCATTCTCTGACCGTTCTCGTACTGAGAAATGGCCATCTTTGTGCATCCAAGAGCATCAGCTATCTCCTGCTGAGAACGGGTTCCGCGCATTTCTTTGATTGCTTTTCCTACTTCCTCAGTTGTGCGTAATGTTGCTGGCATTGGTCTTTATCTCCTTTCGTTGTTATTGTGTAATCTAATTGATTACTTGTTCATAGTAAACGACTAGATTATAATTGTCAATAGGAAATATAAACTTTTTGTTTACTTTTTTTGAAAGGGGGTGACGAAATGGCCGAATTTAAGGATAGAATCAAGGAATTGCGCTTGAAAAAAAATTTTTCTCAGCAGCGCTTGGCGGATATTTTAGATGTTAACAAGCAGACTATATCACAATATGAGCGTGGCATCCGTTTTCCTACAAAAGAAAATCTTGAAGCCTTATGCGATGCCTTCAATGTATCCTCTGATTATTTGCTCGGTAGAGATGATGTTTCCTCGGTGTTGCTCTCTGGGGACGAAATGGCTCTAATCGAAGCATATAGGAATTGTCCCCATGAGCCACAGGCGGATAGGAGCTTTCATCGTCTGCTCCGTTACTGGATTGCTTTAGCTGGTCCCGACAAAGAAGCAATTCTGAGCGTTCTCAAGCGGATGTCTGGCGACGATACCAAATAACTAGTTTTCGATGCATAAATAAAATACTTTTTCTTTAGGGCGTTCTCTTGCAGTTCTTATTAAAGAAAACGCCCTTTTATTTTCCTTAGAGGTAGATTATGAAGTACGAATTTAGAAAATCCTTCTCGTTTGATGGGAAGCGATATGAAGTATACGGACATACTCAAGAAGAAGTCTTGATGAAGATGTTTGAGAAGAAGAAGGCGCTGGAAGAAGGCAAGGTGACTGTATCCAGTAATATGCTTGTGTCCACTTGGGCTGAGATTGCTATTGATTCTTATAAGAGGAATCTCAACGAAGAAGGACGTAAGGACATGCTCCTAAGAGTCAATAAGCACATTCTGGCCAAGATTGGCTCCTATACGGTTAAATCCGTTAAGCCTATTCAGTGCCAGGCTATAATGAATGCTCTTGAGGGATATTCTTGGAGCACCGTTCAGAAGGTTTATCAGGATCTGCAATTTATCTTCAGAACAGCTCTACAGAATCACATCATCTTAGAGAACCCTGCAAAGGATGTTGTTCGTCCTGCTGCAATCAAAGGACAAAGGCAAGCCATAACAGAGCATGAGCGAGCAATCTTTCATTCTGTTGTTGATAACGTGGATAAATATCGAGTATTTGAACTTATGCTCTACTGTGGCTGTCGCCCTGGAGAAGCAATCAAGTGCCAAGGAAGTGATTTGAGCATCAAGGATGGAGTTGCTCTGCTGCACATCCGTGGAACTAAGACCAAGAACTCAGATAGAGTTGTTCCAATGCCTGAAGAATTTTATCAGAAGGTTAAGAACGTAGGGCCATTCGAGCCACTAGCTCCTAATAGCAGTGGAAGGTTCCACAGTGAATCTTCCTACAATAGATGTGCTAGTGACCTGAAGAGGCAAATGAACATTGCAATGGGTTGTAGAACCTACCGCAATGCTCTTGTAGCTCCATTTCCTCTCAGAGAGAGCTTCGTGCCTTATGAATTGAGACATACTTATTGTTCCGACCTAGCAAGACGAGGAATCGACATCAGGGTGGCTCAGAAGCTCATGGGGCACTCTTCTATATCAATTACAGCTGACATCTATACTCATGTGCAGGATGAGCAAATTCTTGATGATGCTGCTAAGATTTTAGGTCGTGGGATAATTTAGAATCCCACACCTAATCCCACACTAAAAGGGACAGAAAAGGACAGGAAGGGAACATTTTTATTAAAAATTTAACTTGACGAGCAAAAAGAAAAAGCCTTGCGGACCCTTATAAGTAAAGGATTTGCAAGGCTTTCTAACTTGCTGAGGCTGAGGAGGCTCGAACTCCCGACAACCTGATTAAAAGGCTCGTTATGTTTAACGTAACATCTAGGCTTGCGAGAGATAATCCCACAGCCTATCCCACATTAGTCATCCCATTCAAGCTCGCTGGCTCCTTCCTCAACATCTTCTATCCATATTTCAATCATTAATTTGCTTTAAGTGCTTTGCGTGTGGCTGGTCCGCACTTACCGTCTTGCTCAAGCTTCGCAGACTTTTGGAATTTGAGCAGTGCGGCATTTGTGTTCTTGCCGAAGTCACCGTCAATCGTAAGCTTGTAGCCAGCTTCTACAAGTTCATACTGTAGCCACTTAACATCCTGACCTATGCAGCCCTTCTTGAGAGTTCTTGTTGGTTCTGTGTAAGGATTTGCAAGTTTGTATGTGATAACCTCACTTGCCACAGGCGTAACGATGTTGTAATTAATCCATGAGAAGGTCAAGCCATACTTCCAGTTGCCTTTCTCGATATCTGTAATCACAACGCCGTAATTGATTCCCTTAGCTTCAGCTACCTTGCCATTGCCAAGATATACTCCAACATGGCCCGAACGCCAGCAAACTACTCCAACAGCCCACTGCTTCCATGTTGAGATTGGAAGTCTCGCATAAGCCTGTGAATAGAGCTGAGCACTGCCAAGCACATGCAAAGTGTATGCGGATATCAATCCCGAACAGTCAACATTGATTCTTCCTACCTGCCTCTTAGCTCTCGCAAGTGCCATATATGCAATTGTCACCACTGAAGGGTAAGCTGCATGCATAGATTTCATGAAGCCCTCTGTGAGCGCTTTCATCTTTGAGCCATAGAAATAAGGCGTTCCTTTCTTTGACTCTGCGTAGCTTGCAAGGCCTTGACCTGTTAAATTACTCATTCTGTATTTCCTCCTTCTGTATCCTCTCCGCCTGCTTTCTCGTTTAATATAGCTATTGCTTTGGCAACTACCGGAGGGAGTGGTATTCCCATCAATCCAACATTTTCTGTTATGGATATGATTTCATTGAGAGCAAAACCAATTATACAAAGGTCTCTCAGATATTTAATGCCCAATAGAATATCCAGTCTAAACATAGCTGCCACAATCATCCATTCGACGAATTTCTTACATAATCCTTTGAAACCGATATTGCTCGACAGCCCTCCGCTTTCAGTCTTCTTCGACTGCTTGAATACTGCGGCAACAATCCATCCTGTCAAATAATCAATTACCATCAAAACCATTAATGTCTGCATGCCCTCTGTCCATCCTCCGAATAGGTATGTGATGATACTGCCAAGTGCGCCAGCTGCGGCGCATAGATTAACCTTAGGTGTGTTTAGCGCTGCCACCCACAGCTTGAGATTAGCTATTAATGTTCTCATGTGCATTATCCTCCTTTGTTATATTAGCGAGCCGCTTTTCTTCGGCTTCAATACTTTTGAACTGCGCCAGCTCCTCAGTTAGCTCCTTACACAGAACTGTGAGCTGTTCGATGGTTTTCATCTGTTCTAGTAATATTAAGTCATACATTTCGAGCGCCTTGATACCTTTCTTTTCAAGCTCTTGATGTTCACTTTTGGCTTGATATACTTTTCAAAAACGCCTCTCGTATTTGTGCTCCTAAAGTAGCCCGTGTACGACAACATTTGTGCTGCATCGTACCAAGTTGCTTTTGTCTTCTTGCTTATACGATTAGCCTTCCTTGTTGCTTTCAGCATAATCGAACGTCTTAAGGTCGTTTTATCTCTATAGAACCTAAATCCCATAAAATCAATAAATCTTCCTCTACGCTTTCCTCTGGTAATATAGTCAAATCTGAATATCTGCCAGTTTGCTTTTAGTCTTAAGCCTAGTGTCTTCAAGTACTCTTCAATCTTCTTTTTCAATTGTCTCAGCTTCTTTTTACTATTCGATAATATGGTCATATCGTCCATGTATCGAATCATCTTTCCGAAGCCTAGTTCCGATGTGATGTAATGGTCTAAACTTGTTAGATAGAAATTAGCGAACCATTGTGAGGTATAGAATCCAAGTGGGATGCCATGAGGCAACACTCGTATTATTTTCTCTAATAGTTCCATCATTCTTTCGTCTTTGATAATTCTTTTAAGCTTAGATATCAAAACATCCTGATCTATGCTCTCGAAGTAATGATGTATATCAATCTTGAGTACATATTTGCTTGGGAGCCATTTTTCCAGCTGTCTCTTCGCAAGGTGACATCCTCGCCCTGGTATCGAGCCATAGCTGTGTTTATACATCGATTTCATGAATACAGGCTTAATCGTCTGTACTACCATGTGATGTATTACTTGCTCCTTCGGTGTTGGAACTATAATTGTTCTTTGCTTTCTCGAAATGCCATCGTAGATTTGAACCGGCACATGTGGATCATTGTGATAGTTCTTTGCATATTCTCTGAAGAATGGAATATAGTATTCCTTCTTTCTCTCCATCCTTCTGAGTTTTTCTTTCATTCTTTTGTCCTTGTTGCCAAGGCTTGCTCTATGGATTGCTGTCTCAATGTTCTGGTCGGATATTAGTTCCTCCCATAGATGCTTATATGTTTTCATTTGTTGTCTCTTCCTTGATGTCTTAATTCTGTCTTATCCTCTATGCGATTTTCTGCTAATGCTTACTAACCGCACCTTGCTGTCGAGTATTATTTTTGCCAAGGGGCAACGAAAAAAGAAGTCATTTTGTCTTATTGGATAAGACTTGGACGAGGCGATGTTCCAGTTCGCATTAGAAGCAGCATTGTTCAGATTCGCAGCAAACGCACCGCAAATAGCGGAATTGTTCGAGTTGCCACCGACATACGCAACGAGCGACCTCTTAATCCGTATATTTAATTAAAGAGCATAAAGGGAAACTAGAAGTTTCCCTCTTGCTCATTCTTCGCAATTCACCTTTCCTTAAGAAGCAAGTGGCTTCAAAGACAAGGACGAGGCGATGTTCCAGTACGCACTAGAAGCAGCAACGGCCAGACCCGCAGCAAACGCACCGCAAAAAGCGGAATGGTCCGAGTGGCCACCGACAAACGCAACGTCTGTCTGTCCGTTATTGAACCACATGCCATCGCATTCAAATGTGCTGTCAGAACCTGATGCGGTAACAGGGAGGCATCCATATTCAGTCATCTTAGTTGCTGAGATATATCCGCCCGATGTTCCTGCTGGTGTAGCATTTGCGATTGCGATATATCCTGTTCCTACAAAATCATAATCTGTAGCTGTAGAGCCATCAGCTGTGCCCTTTGTGAGCTTAATCTTCTGTGTACCGCTTACGTTAAGCCATCCAAGGAGTCTGTTCCACTGATTGCCCCAGTAGTGTTCAATTCCGAACACCTTAACCCCAAGTCCGGATGTGCCAGATGTTCCGTAGAACATTCCGTATTTGTCAAGCTGGCCTGTGCTGACAACTGACTGAGAGCCAGGAGCGTTGCCGTATCCGAATGATTTCTGTGTGTTTGTTGACTTGCTGATGAGCACGAGCAAATCGTTGACCATCATTCTATCTGCAAGTACTGACATATCCCATTCGCCACCGTTTGCTTGCGCAAGAGTTCTCTCGCCTGCAGCTGTCTGTGATGCCATGCATGTCTGACCGCTAAGTGAGCGCATCTTAGAGCTGATGCTTGAACCTCTATATGCTGCCATGTAGCAATATGGAATGATGTCGCCGTTTTTATCTGTGTGAGCATACGCTTTGTAGTTCGAATCTACTGCTGCATCTGACAGATAACAATATTCATAGGTTGAATCCTCCCATCTCTTAAAGTAGATGGTTGGAAACTGAATCATAGCGTTGCCATTGTATGATGTGTTTGTTACATCAGAGGCGCCGCTTCCATCTGCTTTCTTAGTGAAGTCGTTCTCATCCAGGTAGTAGTCAACTGTTCCGTTAGCCTTTACCATACATGGACGAGGCATGAAGAACGCATTTTTCCATGAACCATAATTGAACTTGTCGGCCGTGAAGTCCATATATGCTGGTTCAAAATCAGCATTATCAACGTCAGAAGGATACTCAATTCTGACCGCTGTTCTCTTGTCGCCCTTAGTCTTTCTATATCCATATAGAATATAGCTTCTTAAGGTAATTTCATGCCAGCCATACGTCTGAAGGTTAACAACCTTAGAATGGCTTCTCAAGCCTTCTGTAATAGTCCACTCGCCACCATGAGGAAGTATCAAGGTTGCCACCTTGTCATTTCCCACTGTAGCTGTGACCGTCTTTGCTCCATCGGTAGCGCTGATTGTCTGACCGATAAGAGCTGCGTCGGTTTTAACTCTGAGCTTCATCAGCTGTCCTGTTGTAGCCCATACAATATCTGCAAAACTCATTATTCGACCTCCTTTACTACGTCAATAGAACCATCAGCGTTGAATGTAGTTGTCTGTCTCCACAATTCTCCGCCCAGTGCATCTTCTAGAACCTGGGTGATTGTTCCATCGGCGTTGAATGTAGTTTCGAGTGTTCTTCCGTCGCCTTTGGTTTCGGTTATGGATCCATCATTATTGAATTCGATGTGAGTTTCCTCAAGACCCATTCGAGCCTTATCAACTCTTTCGATTTCAAGCTGAAGGTGTCCTGCTGCAGATTCGTCTAATATATTCTGAATGGTCTGAACCCATGCTTCGAATGATGCTTTCTGTGCAACTTCCCACTCTCCAAATTCTTCCTGCTGAGCCTGTGCCCAAGCAGTCATCTGCTGGTTGAGTGTCTCTGTGTCGAACTCAGCGATTGGAGAGATTACTCCGCATCGTTCTGTGTCGTACCTTGTATCAGTTATCTTGTCGGTTGTTATTCTTGTCGCATGGGCTCCGACGAAGATGTCTGCAAGACCAAGCTCATATATTGAGCCTTCTCTTGTTAGATCAGGATGAACAGGGTTTGATGCTGGTACGCCCTTCACAATATACAAATCACAAAGACGTACATTGTCGTTATCGTTCAGTCTGAGCACGACAGTGTCAATTCTGTCGTATGTTCCATCTGACGCTGTAACTACTAAAGTTCTTAGTTCCTCTTCCAAAGCTAACAGGCCATCTACAACTCCGAATCCAGGATTGACTGTAACAGTCATGTCTCCTGTCGCATATACTTGCAATGAAGTTGAAACCGTAGGGTCTATGCCCTCTCTTACCAACTGTCTGATTAGCTTGCGGAATGGAGCTGAGGTTATTGCTCTGTCAAACTCTGGTATTCCATCGGAATTGAAATTGACATGTGAATCAAGCGGATATGCTATCATCTTTTGACCTCCTTATACTTCAAATTCCATTGTTAGATTCCATGTGCCACTTTTGATTACTTCGTTGCAGCCAATAAGAACTGCTTCTTCGGATAATCCAATTTCAGGCACCTCTAAAGAGCATCTATCACCTAAGTCAAAATCTGTTAGGTATTCGTAGCTGCCCTCAAGAGCATCAAAATCAAAAGACATCTTTGGCTTATTCTTGATAAGCTCTTCGTGTCCTAAATTCATCAATCCTTGGATGTACTCAGCTTCTGTTGAGTAGTCCTCTTTGTTGATTGATGCTTGTACTTTTATAAATCTATCAGCTGTATCTTCTGAGGCTCTTTCCTCATTGGCTATCAGCCTAACAACATCAGCATTGTTTTGACTGTAGCTATGTTTCACGATATAGCAATTCTTATAATCGCTTGTGCTTATCACAATGTCAGGATTAATAAGATTGCCGAAGGCCGTTGAGAATATAACTGGATTCTCTCCGTCTTGGTTGTCCTGCGTTCTATCGTGTCCTTTCCAGCATTCGAATGATACTGCTGCATTGATATGGTCATATACAATTCTGTAGCTCATCTGCGATGGCTTTAAAATTGTATATATTTTAGAGCCTAGGTATTCCTCGCCTCGCTCGTGTTCTGAGTAATGTCCTCGTCCTTGTGATTGCGACGTCGCAATTCCTAGAAGACTTTCCTTAGCTACTCCATCAACTGTGTATTCTACATCTTTGAATGCATCAAAAAAGGCAGTGGCAACATCCTCTGCCGCTCCCGTTTGGTTAATCCAATTTGGTGCGTTTGTGATATTGCCAGTGCCATAAGGGTACACAATCCTTCGATCTAATTGCTTCTCCAGGAAGTAACCTGAGAGAGCAAATACAGGACCGTCGGTCTTGAAATAATAGTTAATCTGAGTAACTTCTCCTACCTCTGGCCTATCCTTCGAATAGATATACTTGATTCTATTGTCGTATTGGCTCGCTGGTAGTACGACTGAGAATGTGCCAGCTTCGTAATACTTCCTACGCCACTGCAAATTCGAATACTCTAACAAAGTCACGATGTTGAATTCTGAGTCTAGGCCCATTATTTCAATTTTGCTTTTGCTCATTAGACTACCTCGTATTGCTTGTTGTAGTAGACAGTCACGTTCATGTGTGAGCTGCCGTTGTCTGCATCATACTCAATCTCATTGTCGCCTCTTGCAAGGATAATTGACTGAAAAGCACTCGTTCTGTCGCATTTACCTACCCAATTAACTCCGTTCTTTTTGACGGTTGGTGGCTGCGCTTCAAAGTCCATCTCAATTCTGTCATCAGCTTCAAGCGTATCCAATACTCTAACATACTCACCATTGATGATGATTTTAGGATTGAATACCTCTCCATCCGCTACAATCACAACCTTGCATTTTGTGGCTACATCTCCGTTATTTGATAGAACGGTCTTTTCGGCATAATTGAATATGCCTCCAGTCGTTCCGATCACTCCGCCTGAGACAGAGCACAAATACGGAAATGCTATCATTCCGCTAAGAGCTGCTATATTCTTTCCAAAGTCATCAACTGACTTCCAGAAAGGATTAGCAAATAGGAATGTTACTGCAAGCTCTAGCTTGCCGTTATCCAGGTGGACTGGCTTGCAGATATACTTCTCAATCTTTCCCATCGCAAACACATTCTTTTGGCCGTGTGTGACAATGACCTTGTAGGTGTCTTTGATGCTGAAGAATGAATCAGCATTTTGCTTTGCTAGAGCTATGTTGTTGTGGCGGTATCCTGCTTTGATGGTTCTGTCTTTTTTTGTGACATGTTCATCTGTGATGATTCCGCCATCTGAATAAGCATTATCTGTAAAACTGAGGGAGTTGGAAATCTCTCCAAATCCCTCTAATCCATCTTTTACAACTACCCAATCATGGGAGTTGCTTATTTCAAATTTCTTGCCATCAGATTGTCTTACAATCTTAATTGCTAAATTATCCAAGTTCGCCTCCCGTCATGAGTCCCCAGCGAGATTCTTGCCTTGACTTTCTGGCAATCTCATCTGGGCTATTGTCTGTTGTTGTTACATATAGGTTCTGTGTGAAGTTTGTTGTAGGTGCTGGTGTTGGCTCGTCCTTTACAGGTCCAAAATCGTCAATGTCTACCTTCGCCTCTTCAAGAACTTCTGCCGACATATCTTTGGCCGCTTCGATTGCATCGTCTGAATTCATCTTGATACCAATTGCCATACCAGCAGGAATCATCTTACCAACTTGGTCTCGCATGACTCTCGATGGTGATTTGATACCGAAGAACTCTTTGATTGAATCCAAAGCTGATGATGCAAGCTCCAATAAATAGTCTTTGATAAGGTGTCCTAAAGCCTTCAATCCGTTAACAATACCGTTAATGATTGCATGTCCTACAGCTTTCCAGTTAATATTCTTGATTGTAGTTATCGCTGTATTCATGATGCTTTTAAGCACTTTTGGAATATTTTCCTGTAATGCTTTTACTCCGTTTGCAAGTGCAACGATTATATCCTTGCCTATGCCAATCCAGTCTGTATGAATAATCAAATCGACCAGCATTACAAGAATCTGTCCCATTCCTTCTAGCAAGGATGGAAGAGCATTGAGGAGCCCGATTTGTATACTTGATGTCAATTGAATGCCCGTCTCGATAATCTTAGGGAAGTTTTCAACAAACGTCTGCACTAATCCCATAATTATCTGAGGAATTGCTTCGATTAACGAAGGAAGGGCTTGCATTAATCCTTGTACCAAATTTAGGATCATCTCTAATCCGATATCAATCAACGTGTTAGTGCTTCCTCTTAGTCCATCAAAAACAGATAGCAACTTAGGTAGAAGCTCTGCGATAATCTCAGGAATCTTTTCCGCCAGCGAACCGATTTGCGTTAATAGCTCTTCGGTCATTGTCGGGATTTCCGTTGATAAAAAATCAGCTATTCCGCTAAGCAGTGTTGGCAAGGCATTAATGATATCCATAACCATTGAGCCTAAGTTATCAAAAACAAAAGTCTTGACTGATTCGAACAGGCTTGCCAAATCCTCCAATATAACCTCTGGACTAGCTCCTGTTGTTATATCTGCCATCAGATTAGTGACTGTGGCTTTCATTGCTTGCATTGAACCGGTGAATGTTGTCTTAGCCTCGTCTGCTGCAACTCCCGTCAAACCTAATTCAGTCTGAACATCATGGATTGCACTATAGACATCTCCAAGGTTGTTGATATCATAATGTGTGACTTCGCCAGTGGCTTCCTCATGGAGCTTTTCTGCATCTTTCAGTAATCGCTCCATCTCAGTTTTTGTGCCGCCGTAGCCAAGCTTAAGATTATCAAGCATCGTGAAGTTGCCTTTAGCAAATCCCTGGTATGCGTTTTGAATTGAATCAATTGACGTTCCCATTTTTGCTGAGTTATCAGCCATATCTAAGATAGCTTGGTTTGCGGCTTCTGCTGCCGCTTGCGTATCTCCTCCAAAAGCTGATTTCAATGCTGCTCCGAATGATACTGCCTGTTCAGCATAATCATTCATTGAGATTCCTGCCGAAGCAGCTTCTCTTGCGTATTGCTTAGCAGCTTCGCTTGCATCTTCGTATAGCGTATCTAAGCCGCCAAACGACTGTTGCAGATTTGCACCAGCTTCGATAGTCTCTTTGACAATCGTTCCGATTCCTGCTGCAACGAGCACACCTTTAAGCTTAGAAATCATGCTACCGCCGAAACTTGCTCCTGCGTCAGTTCCCGCTGTTGATACATCGCCACCGATTGCAGATTTGATTCCACTACCAAAACCTTTTGCAGATGGAACTAACTGGACATACGCCTTAGCGATTTCTGAAGCCATGTTAGTCCTCCTTTCTTTGTGCTGAATCAAATTCGGCTAACGCTTTGTCAAACTCTTCAATAGTTGCAAAAGCTTTTAATTCCTCCTTTGGCTTCTCTTCCTTATCGGTGAGTGCCAATACGAACGATTTTGGAGGATTTTCGCCTTTGCGTCCCTGTTCGGTTTGGCGCCACAACAATATCGATAATCTATCGACTATTGATGCCAGCATGAGCCGGTCTAGATCAATCTTTGTATCTGCTAATTTCAATTTAATTCTTGAATTATCCCTCAAACCAATAGCAAAGGTCGCTACCTGCACTGGAGATAGCGACCTAATATCATAGATGTTATATGTTTCTGCTAAGTCGCAGATTAGAGCATCTTCGTCAACTATGAGCATATTGGCGAGGGCTAGGAGTTTTTTGATTGCTTAGAAGCCTTCAAAATCTCCATCAGTTCTTCAAGAGCAACTACAGGAGCAACAATGCCGTTGTTGTTTTTAAGAATGTGCTTCTCAAAAGCCTTGCCCTTGTCCTTGAACATGAGCGCTTCAATTTCAGCCATGATTCCGATAAACTTCAACGTCTCCTCTCCATCTTCATCAACGTCTGACAATCTCTGTAATTCGGCGTATAGCTTAACTAAGCGCCAATCTGAAAAGATTGCTCTGTCGATTTTGTAGTTAAACCCCGAACTTGTGGTTCCTACTACCATATTCTCATTGTTTCCTAAGATTACCTCGAACATATTAACCTCCTATTATTCTGCCTGGCAAATGTACTCGTGATGGTACTTTCCATCTGTACCAAGAGCACATGTCAATGTGAGCTCGTAGCCGATTACATCATCATCCTTGTAGACGATGTCGCCAAGCTCTGTGATCTTAGCGCTTTCAACTGTAATTCGCTTCTTTCCGCCTGAAATAAGCATTTCTACAGCCCATGCAAAAGACTCAAAGTCTTCAGCTCCAACATCGACAGAGATGTCGTGTGTCTGTTCATCTACGTGTACGTTATTCACGCCGTAGATTGTCTTGAGCACCTCTGCATTCTTTGACTCGATAAGCTTGAATTTGAGCTTATCTGTATTCTCTGTCTGAGACGAAAATACGACTGCTCCTCCCCAAGCCTTGATGTCAGTCGATGAGATTGCCTTAGAATTTGTCAATCCATCACTAGACACATGGCCGAGTGATACGAATGCAGTTGGAAGTGTTGTGCGTGCATCTGTTGGCAATGTTGTGCCAAGTGGTGCACGGAAAATGGCTCCCCTTACTTGTGGCTTGCCTGTTGATACATTGTTTGCATCTGACATTTTTCTACCTCCTTAGAATACTAGGTCAAACACTGCCTGATATCGGTAGCGTTTGGTTGTTGTATCTGTGTAATTATAGTCACTGTTGAGTGAGCATTTTGCGACGTCGCAACTATATGCAATGCCAAAAGTGTTTGTACCGTCTCCCAGCATCGCTTCCTTGACAGCTTCGTTGAGGCTCATAGCCCCATAAAGTGTGTCGGAATAGCTTTGAATCGCAAATGTTGCTCTATTTAAAAAATTCTCCCTTGATGAGCCTGTCTTCTCAACTAAAACAAACTCGGTTATACCCTGGTCGGTTGGCTTGATAGCTTCGACCGGTGTTTCTAGAGCTTCTCTCAAATACTCTATTACAGTCATTTCAATCATCTGCCACCTCCAAGAGCTTTCAAAAGCTCGTTGCTTTTCAGGTTGCTATGGAACGTCTCCTCGTCTGTAGTTGTGATTGCTACATTAGCTCTCGTTTTTCCTACATACTCAGACTTTTCATAGTTGCCTGCACATCTGCCAATTATGGCGTCAGCTTGAGCATTCAGCTCTGCCATTACTTCGCTGGATTTAAGTAAGGCTCCTACCTCTCTGTAGTTCAATGTGACTTTAGCACTACTCATAAGCTTCCACCTTAACTTGGGTATTCCATGGACCAGGTACGTTTTCTTCTGTCTGTGTCAATGGAAATCCGTATGTTCTAAATCTCTCACCTCTGATGAGAACCTCTGCATCCTTCCAGTTATGACTATCACCTTTTGGAATGCCTAGCACATAAGCCAAATGTTTTCCATATAGGTTCAAATCTTCCACTGCTGCTTCAGTGCTTGGATTACCAACAAGCACATTTTCTACTTCCTCTTCTTGCGACGTCGCAATTGGCTCGCCTAGAGGATTGGTGCCCGTCTTTGTCTTTTCGATTAAGATTACTGTTTCTCCTTTAATCATAAATCCTCCAATGGGCTGATGTACCCGATTCTATTTCCAGCTTTAAGCAATCCCTTTTCGGTTTTTGATATATACAGCTCTCCGGCTGTACCAGAACCCATTGTGAAGGTTTGGCTATACCCTAAAGCCGACATTGTAGCTTGAGATGCGCCCAAAGGTATGCTTGCATCGTCAAAGCCTAGTGCTCTGGCAACCATACGACACGATACAACCTTCTTTGCATCGGCCTTAGCTGACTCATTGAGGCTATCAATCATAACTGCTGCATCTTCCAAGAGAGTGCTAGCAATTTGCTGTTCTGATTCTGTTAGCTGCTTAGACATTCTAGCCTGAACATCTTGAACTGTTGCGTATGCTGCCATATTAACGCTCCTTTACTTGTTTGAGCCTTTTCCCTTTCCCTTCTTTCCATCGTCAGCTGTTTCGCTCTTTGCCTCTGCTTCGGACTCAGATTCGCTTTCAGATGTGCTTAAGGATTCTGATTCACTCTCCGATGTGCTCAAAGACTCGGACTCGCTTGCTGATGCACTGGTGATTTCTGGTTTTTCAGGCTCTTTGACGTCTTTCACGATTTTTACCAGGAATAGCTTGTTAAGCTTCTCCGCCCTTTCGTCATCGCAAGTAAAGACACCGCCCTTTTTGCGGGCGGTGTTTTCTACAAGGTCATGGAAAGGGATTAGAACTTTAACCTCTTTCATGCTGTACCTCCTATGCTGCAGTTGTAACCTTTACAACTCTGTCAGCAAATACAGGAAGAGCTTTGAGGCCAGAGTAAACAACTGTCTCAATTGCTCCATTCTCATACTTAGCGCCAACATGGATTGCGATGATGCCAGACTCGTCTGTCTGAAGCTCCATGCCCTCGATCTTTGTTACATCTGCTGCAACTACATCAAGGTTCTCGCAAGCTGTGCCAAATACTGTGCCAGCTGTTACGTTTGAATCAAGAACTACATTGCCAAGTCCCATGAAGTTAGCAATGTATGAGATACCAAACGCTGTCTGAACAGTGATATTTGCTCCTCCGAGGTAGTCGAATGCATCCTCTGGGTTAACGAAGAAGATAGGTGTGTAAGCCTCATCCTCGAAAGCTGTAGCAATCTTGCCAGCTGCCTTTGCGATTTTAGCCTGGAATGTTGCTGCTGATGCTGTGACAACTCCTGTCACATCCATTCCTGAAACAATGCTTGCACGAGCCTTGGCCTGAGCCTGCTTAACCATTGAAGCTGTTGAAGCTCCAACTGCTACATCGTAACCCTGCTTAGCAATCTTTTCGATTGATACAAGGTTTCTATACTTGCCGAAAGTAAGCTCAACAAGTGTACCGTTGTCTGTTGTGATTGCAGAATCAGGGATAAGAGCCTTCTCTGCAACTACTGATGTTGAAAGGCTTCCAGATGTCTTATAAATCTTAAGAGCTGTGCCTGGAGCCATAACATTAACGTCTTCTTTGTTAAGAAGAACTAAAAGATTGTGAAGATCGCTTTCAAACTTTGCGATTGCATTAACTTCCTGAGCTAATGCCTGTACTGCTAAATTTGCCATTTTCTTTTCCTCCTACTGAAATAGTTCAATATTTTCCTCGATGGCTTTCAATCTCTCTTTGTTGTTTTTGATAGAGAGAATCTCAGCCTTTGTCATGACTGGAGTGTGTGTTTCTCCACCATCCTGTACAGTTGGATAAGTTGTTTTCTTAGCAAACTCAAGAATCTGCATGCCCTGATTGCGGCATGTTTCCTCATCTTCCCCAGTGAGAAGTGATGCGGGTACTCCGAGCTCTTGAGATACCTTCTCACGAGTGTTTCTCACTTCGTTTGCTCTGTTCATACTATCCAATTGTGCCTGAAGAGCATCTGCTCTTTCTGTGGCCTTCTGCAATTCTGTTTTCTGTGCCTCTTCAGCAGCATCAAACTTCTCTGCCTTGGCCTTAAGGTCCTCATAGTCTGAGTACTTGCCACGCTCTCGATCTAATCGTGATTTTACGATTGCATCGACATCTGCCTGGCTGAATTTCTTCTCCTCTTCAGGAGCTGTTTCCGGTGTGGTTACCGTAGTGTTTTCTACTTCACTCATTCTTATTCCTCCTCGTTTTTGTGGGTCGGTGCCCTTGATTTATGCATATTAAAAGCACTAGGTTATCTAGTGCTTCTTGCATCATAATTATTCTTTTTTCTCAAGAGCTTTGCGCTTAGCGTAAGCTTCTCTCTTTTGTGCTTTAATTTTTTCTGCTAACTCCTCATTGCTTGCGTACATGTCTGTTCGCATTGTATTCACATCACGTCCAGCATCAAGATATTCTTGATAATACTTGTCAGGATCATATCCTGCTATGTCTGTCTGCTCTGAAAATCTAATTGCGTATGTACATCTGCAATTTGCATGGATGTGTTCAGCATGTCCGTTTTTTAGTGCTTTCTTGGACATGTTTCGCCAGCCATTCGATGCCAGTATTCGACAAAACGCACACGTTTCTCCTGGTCCTGGTATCCATGCGAATTGAGCACTATCTCTTAATGCATTGTGAAGTGTTGTGTCGGCTCCGCATCTTTTGACCAGATACTGAATAGCGCCTCCCATTGACCTCTCATTTTTGCTCTTCTTAAGAGTGCCATTCACCGTCTTTGCCACTTCGTGATAGCTAGGTGTTGCTATTGTTTCAGCTGAGAGTGTGAATGCATTCTCAGCTGCTGCAATATCATCATACATTTGTGCTGCGAGAGCTGATGTAGCTTCGCTGTATTTAGTTACAAGGCCGTAAGCGAAGTTGATTAGCCCATCTCTATCCTCTAAGCCGTGTGCGAGGATGTATTCTTCCATCTTCTTTCCAGCCGTTGCACTGACTTTGTATAGCTTATTGGTGTATGCCTGCCATACTTCTTCGCTTATCTCAATTTTATTCTTCGGCATTCTCTAATTCCTCAACTAAAGCCAAGCCTCTGACTCTCTGCTCCTGAGAGTTGATTCTTCTGATATCAGCCTGGTCAAATCCTATCATTTCCAAGAATGTGTCTGTCTTAGCAAAATCAGGTCTAGCGCTTGCGATTTTAATTGCTGCGTCAGCTGTTGCGCTCACTGATGGCATCGCTGGGTTCTTAAAGTGTGCAATAACGTTGTTTTCCTCTTCTGTTAAGTCTTCAAGCTTGCTATTGCGTGCTATAGCTTGAGCCATTCTTGCAATCATTCTGAGGCTGTCTCCGTTGCACTTGTTGAGCTGTTCTGCAAGTGAAACGAGAGTCTGTGACTGTGCCAATATTGCATCTGAGCTTGTTGGGTTAGCATCATTGACTACACCGACATCTGTAACTGTCAAACCAGTAGCAGCGCTGAACTGTGTTGATAACAGTCTCATCATCGAAACATGTGGCTCGATATTGCCCTGCTGCAACTGTCCGAACACAGGATTTTGTCCTGTGCTTTCATTCGCTGTTCCTAAAAGAATATTGCCAACATATTGTCTGAACTTATCATTGATTAAGCTGTCGTACTGCTCATCAGATATTCCAAGCAAATACTTCTGTGGAGCTGTTGAGAACTCTAATCCGATAGTAGCGTTTGCTACTGTTCTGATATATCCCTCGACCAGATGTCTTACCGAGCTCTTAAGTCTTGATCTGCCAAAAGGCTTCTTGCTTGTCGCATTCCAAACTAGAGGCTCCATCAAAGGCCTTCCCATTGGATTATCAAGTTTTTCTGCAGACCATCCCTTATTATCTTTTCTGATGACATACACGGCATCATCTGTGTACATGTTCAAAAGTGATGGAGTCCATTTTTTATCGTTGTTATCTTTTGCGTTATCGATAATAGCAAGGCCACAGTCAATGCGTCCTTTTTCTCCGTTCCATCTTGCAGCCGCTGTCTCTCCTGAGTGGAATCTAATCTTGCATCCGATTTCTTCATCTGCTGACAATGTTGCAAAAGCTGCTCCGAGTTTCAGCTCGTCTTTAACAGCTTTTGAATACTCGACAAACAGCTTGTTATCTCTTGCTATTTTGTCCAGTGCTGAAGGAAATTGACCGCTCGTGCTTACAAATCCATCAAACATTGAACGACCTGCAAGGACGTCTACGGCTTTTGCTCCCCATTCACAACCTATTTCGAGATTCTTGATTGACTCTGGTAGTGCTATTCCTAAATTGACCTCGTCGAGTGTGACGTGGCCTTCGTAGTATCTAGTTTTTTTCTTGTTGGCCTCAATATGGCTGTTGAAGATGCTCACTAGCTCTTTGAGCTGTTTTAGAGTTTCAGCATCCATTCCTTTTACGTTGTCAATTTTTAATGTTCCCATCTTAACCTATCCTTTGCTTTCTCTGTGGATCACGTTTGCTATTCTTACATCCCCAAAGAGCTAAAGCGCATGCTTCAATTGGTCCTGAGTTATCGCCACCAAAACCAAATCCTGCGCCTATCTTTCTCTTTGTTGATGTTGTTGCACTATCATTCAGCTGTTCCTGTTTCTCGTACCAGGTAACAGTCTTCTCGTTGATTGCTTCCGTCAATGTTGATACTGCTGCAATCATATCGTTAGCTGAAGGTCTAACGATAGAACCTTTAGCCTTCCAAACGCCCGAAATCTTATCGATTAGAACGTCAACTCCGTTTCTTCCGTCAATTACAACGCATGTCGCTTTGGAATATCTTGCATTGAGCCATTCTGTCAACCAATTGATGCCGTATATAGTCTCTTTTTGCTCGATCATGCTGATGCGGGCATAGCCTTCGCTATCGATTACGGCGCCGCATAATGTGACCAGTGTTCCATCTGCAGAGAACTTCACTCCATAAGCTGTTTTGCCTTCTGGCTTCATATTTGCTGACTTGCATGCTTCCCAATTTTTCTTGTTAAGTGCATAATCAACCTTCTTCTCTGTGATGTCTGCCATGTAACCTAAATGTTCTCTAGCGAATCCTTCAGGAGTCATTATTCTTAGGTCTTTTTCGAGACCTGATATAAGCAAGTTTAACCCCAGTGATGGGTTCATTTTGTACCATCTACTTCTGTCTGTAACATCTCCGACTTCGTTAGCTGACCATTGATGTAAGCACATTCCTGTTGGCTTATCTGCTCGTATTTCTTTGATTGTCTTTGCTAATACAAAACCCTTAGCAATAGCTTCAGGTGTTGGCGGAGTGCCCATCAATATAGTTTGTGGGCTCCCCGATGGTGCTGCAGAGTTAAGAGGTCCAAGAGCTTCTGCTTGAGCCTGTGTGTAGCTCTGAGCCTCATCTATTACAACTAGGTCGAATGTACCTCCACGACCAATGTCAGAGCTGTTGCCTCGGGTTCTGAACTCGATGTGACCGCCGTTTTTCAAGTCTAGAATCATTTGATTCGCCGACGTTGTGTATTTTGCAACCATTTGATTGAGTTCTGGATATTTGCAAGTCGGGTCATTCTTCTTTTGACCGAATTTAGCTCTCAATCTGTCGAAAGCTTTCTTCGCTGTCTGATATTCTTGAGCCGTATGCAATATGCTTTCGCCTCTGGCAATCAGCCCCCATGTCTCTCTAGGGTCTGACACTCCCGTTTTACCATTTTGTCTTGGTACCAGGAGCACGCATGTGTGGTTGACTAAGATGCCATTTTCGTCTACTGCAAGCCAATCCGCTAGGACCAGCTCTTGCCACTCGTGTGGTGTCATATCGTATGCGGCCGATAATTGAGCTGCATATTCGCCCTGCGATATGTAATAAGGCGTTGTCCAGTGGAACGTAGGCACCTGACAACCGATTTTATTCTCCATTAGCAGCCTTCATTTTTGCCTGTGCATCAGATTGAGCTTTCTCTAGGATCTTAAACACAGGAGCTTTGTTCTCATTTCTTGAGCCCTTTGCCGCTTCAAGAGCGTTTTTTCTATCAATAGCCTCCAGCATTCCCGAAGCAAGTGGCTTCAAGTCTCTGCTGGAGTCTGTTGCATCTATCATTTTTGCGTATTTGATTATAATTGCCTCAACTGCACTCAGTTCATCTCCATCTTTCCAGCATTTTTCAACAGAGAACTTGCTTCTGCTCGAAGTTTTGCATGTCTGCTTTTTTGCTGTCTTGCGTTTTGCTGAAGATGTACGTCTTGAGCCGTTTGCTGTAGCTTTTGTTGTTGCCATAAGATACCTCCTTGGTTGTTTTTTGTCGTCAAGTGAAACGACGGTTGCTTCTTTATGTTGGTTCTTTATGTGGATTATGTGTATAGCTGTGGATTTTAGCACTTGGTGTGTGGGCGCTATGTAACGTCTGGGCTCGCCAATAGCCCCCGGTGGGGGTCCCTACCCACCCTTTTTTCACCAATCACCATCTAAAATGTTTTCTTTTTCTTTCTTGGGGCTTCTAGGCTCTGTAGGTGTCCCCCAAGCTAGGCTAAAGTTCGTTTTATCTGACTTGAGAGCATTGCACCAATAGTGAGCAGCCTGCAGATTGTTCCAGTCCTCCGCTGCTTCTCTCTTTGAACTGTATCCGAACTGTGCATACTTTGAAATCGGATTAATTTCATCGATTACAAAGCTCATTGGATGCTGTGCGTCGCTGGGTTCGTCGTAGTGAATAGGACCGAACCTCCCTCGGCATATTCCGCAAGGCGCATCCATAGCCTTGAATCTAGCCCGGTATTTCCTGCGGAGGGAGCCATTTTGATATCTTGCATTGCTCATACTGCTGCACCTCGCTTCTTTTTCAACGTAAAAAGGCACCTGAGCTTTCTCAAGTGCCTCTTCGGAGAAGGTTTTACGTTTGGGGGGTCCTTTTGACCTTTTCGACAATATCATAATATCATCATAAAAACTTTTTTTCTTGACTTTTACTATCATCCTTCCAAAAGTTTAATTGCTTCCCTCTTGAGTTTGTAAACCGTTGACTCCGAATAGTTTAGTTCTATAGCTATCTCTACAGGCTTATACTCTGCCAAGTATCTCAGCTTGAGCACATCTCTATGAGCATCGTCCAATGTCTCAGCCATTGCTTCAACCTCTTTGTACTCGTTCATGTAGAGTAGTTCTAAATCTTTCGCCTGTCTTGTTAATTCATCCATCTTCTCAGCAAAGACCAGCATGGGGTCTTGTGGTGATGTTTGGATGCTGTCTTTGTCATATCGAATCGCCCCTGGTAACATCATGACTCTTAGACGCTCCATCTGAGCTTTCGTGACCGCTATCTTTCTCTTAGTCCTTCTTGGTGCCGTTAACTTGTCATGTACTTCTGCTTTAGTCATGTTTCTTCTTTCTCCCTTAAAGTCGGCGGAGTGAAAAGGTCTCCGCCGCATGTGTGTGGTATAAAACTATTATTATCCTGCTGCAATAGACCTTCACTTTGTTGGTTCTCTTGCTTTCTCCATAGCTCCTCCTTCAACTGTTGCTCAGTCTTTTCTTCACATCTTCTACTCTTTCAGGTTCTACCCAGTAAAATGCTCGTGATTGCCAACTACGTTCTTCGTTTACTATTGAGCCACCTAGTAGGTAATCGATATGTTCAACTATGTTTGGCTTCATGTTGTACGCTTGATAATTCTTTTCTTTGATGAATTCATGAAAGAACGAATCATCAAACTTGTTATAGTCCACCCAGTCTAGATGCTGCTCTTTGCCTTTCTCTTCAAACCAGGCTAAAAACTCTTTTGCAATCTCATTGCTATAGCCTATGCACTGAAACGAGAACCACGCATAGCTTGGCGAAACCTTTCCGCAAATCCATGTATCAGTCTGACAACAATAGCCACAAATAACATCTGACTTGTATTCTTTCTCCGTTTGGTCAGCGAAGTGTGAGCTAACAACTACATCGTCCTGTAGATGCCATGTGAAGCCCGTCTTTGGTAACATCTCTAGCGCTGACAGGAACGCTTTAAGGTTTCCTTCCTGCTTATCGTCTAAAGCGACGATGATGTAGTCTCTTTTGATGCCTTGAGCCATCATGTCTGGCACCAATATGCCTTGCACGTAATCAAGTCGTTGTGGGCAGGTGTGAATCATGTACATGTTTGCCATTGCTTAAATCTCTCCTGTCACTGCGTAAGTTACAAGTACTGCTCCATGCATCCCTTTGATGCACTCTAATGCTCGCTCTTCTGTTTCGTATGCTCCCCAGAAGTAGCCTTCTGTTGCAGCCTCATCCTTAACTCTAACAATCCAGTAAGGATAATCGCCGCTTGTTGCATATTCTGAAACGTTCTTGATAACGAATCCTGCTAATACGTCCATTTCCTCTCCCTTCTGTTATGGATAAACAGGCTCTATAATCACCCATTTTCCCTCTACACCATCTTTTTCATACAGGTAGTCAGCTCTGATGCCTAGCTTCTTGAGATATTCAACCTTGTTGTGCATCTCTTCACTTGTGCGGCATCTGATTGTGTCTCCTGCCTTGTAACCCGTGAGGTCCATGTCTTTCCTCCTTCAGCTGAACTGTGCAATAAAATCCTTCTCTTCCTTGAGCTCTTGTTCCAGCTCTTTGATTGCTTGCTCGTGAGTTCTGATACATCCGATGTGCTGGTCAATCTCTTGTTGAATCTTTTTGATGCAAGACTTGTGATTTTCAATGTCCTCTTCTGTCTGCTTTGCAGCTTCCTCGATGGCTTTCTTTGCTCGATCAGGAATATGCATTGCCTTGGTCATCCTCTCGGATACTTTGATTCGCTCTACGTCGTCCTTCTTTTCGATTACTACAGTCTTTTTCGTCTCTTCTGCGATATATTCGCCGTAAGTTACTCCTTGCTCACGAGCCTTTTTTTCTGTAAGACTCAGCGTGTCTTTTCTTGGTCTGCCTCTTTGTGCCATCACTCACCCTCCTTATACGTTTGGTGCACAGTCAACCGCTCTTCCAATATCTCTAATGGCTGCAATTGCATCAGGAGCAATATGCATAACGTCCGTTTCAATTAGAGGTATTCCATAGTTTGAAGCGACATCTCTCTCGATTTTGCATCCTGGCCAGTTCCATGATTCGCTAACGCAGATAACTACATCAGCCTCTGCGAGTTTCTTGATTGACTCTCCTAAGTACCATATTGCCTTCTCGACATTTTCAGGTGGCTGATGTTCAATAAAGCTTGGAATAACTTCAAGTTTTTCTCCCAAAGTTGCTTCTGCAATGTTGTGCATCTTTTCCATCGATTTCTTGATGTCTTCCTCTTTTCTGCCTCTCATTGGACAGCTAATAAATAATTTTTTCATCTTCACTTTCCTCCTTTAGTGGTATGAATCCGCTTGTATCGTCACTCCGAGCTTTTTCCGCTTTTTGCTCGGTTTGTATGTAATTTCTCCCAAATATCTCTATCCAGCTAAGCTCTGGATGTAATTTTTCGAAGGCTTGTTGTGCTTTTTCTTGTAGGAACCTTGCAATCTTGTAATTCTTATGCACTGCCTCTTTACCCGTTCTATGATGGCATGGACAGAGGTACACTTTTAATCCCCAGTGTTCTGCTTTGGTTCTGTTTTGTACTCCGAACACCGCGTGGTGCTCCTCTGTCACTTTGTGGTCATCATAGTCACCGTTGAGCATCATGCAAAGGTAACAGGTTCCATCCTTCTGGTGCATGATTGATTTGCTCATTTATGCCTCCAAGGTATTCTCTTCTGTGACCTTCTTCTTGAGAACAATCTTGCCGTTGTTCAGGCTCATTGTCGCTGTCACGTTATCAACCTTTACTGTGATGCTATCGAGATGCTCTTTGGCCAGCTCTGTAGCAAAGGGCTTGAGCTGTTCAGCAAATGCATACTTGCCTAAGAGCTTGTCGATGTTCTTCTCTGCTAAAGCCACACCTTCAAGTCTCTTTGTTTCTGCGATAGCTTCCTCACAGTCGCACTTGGATGTTGCAATTGTGTTCTTTTCCTCTTCAGACATATCGATAAGGCCCTCGAATGTGTAATGCTGTCCGCAATATCTGCATTCACCTGTCTGAATTACCGTTTCTCTTTCCGTCTCTCTACTTGGTATTTCTTGTGCCATTTACTCTACCTCCTTCAAAAAATATTGGCATTCTGTGACGCAAAGCATATTCAAGCTCCATGTGTGCGCCCTTGCTGTTGGTTCAGTTCTTAAGCATGTATATCGTGTCGCATAAATCCATAAGTGCAAATGATACATGCATGAACTCCTCATGAGTTGTTGACTCTGGAAGAGGCATATTAATCTTTGCTGGATTAACTACCTCGTGTCCTTCCGCAACTACTGCCTTTTCTGCTGCATCGAATTGCTCGACATACTCTGGGTTGTTAGTTATTGCTCCGCTGATGTAAACTCTCATTCTTCTCCCTCCTTGATACATTTTTCTCCGTAGTCCACTGGACATATCACATAGCATTCACAATGTTCACAGTCGTTATCTTCAATCAATTCTTCATCCATTATTCGTCCTCCTCTTTTGTTTCCTGTTCCCAGAGGGCTGATGCAAGTCTGACTGAAGCTTGTGAGATTAATACAACCATGTTGTCTTTAAGCTCTCTTACGCCCTGGCTTGTAAGTTCTGGCTTACACAGCTCTGCTCTCCAGCCATCTAACAGATTGATGCACTCTGCTAACTCAATTTCAACGGGTGTTGCCTCGTGGTTTTCGACTATTATGGTGTCCCCAGCCCATGTCTTTACTTCGATAGTAGTCTCACCTTTGTCTGAATAATCATCCTCTCCAGCAATACCATTATCAGTTTCATCCTCTGCCTCCTCGTTTATCTCTCCCATGGTGGAAGTTGTCTTCTCGCTTTCCTCGAATACTTCGCTTTCGCTCTCAGGTCCTTGTGGTTCATCTCCGCTTCCAGTGCCTTTTCCAGTTCCGGTTGTATCTTCTCCACAATCGTTGACAAGCTCTCCGCTAGTCTCTTCATAGCTTGTTCTATCTTCTCCCAAGCCATCCGAAGCGATATCATCCTCGTGTAGTCCGTTTGCTTCATCACGAGAGCTATTCGCATCTTCTTGTGAATCGGCTTCAAGTTCTTGCGATTTATTAGTCTCTTTTTGTACTTCCTCAGACTGTTGCAATTGATTACCAGTGTTCTCAATTTTCTTTACCTCCTCGACTTGCGACGTCGCAACTGGAATATTGGTTGATTTTTCCACGGTCTCAGGCTCTTTTTCTACTCCGTAGAACGCCTCGTGTGGATTTACGTCCTCTTCGCAAGAGTAAATATCGCGGATTGTGTTAATAAATTCGATGTATGACATCTGTCTTGCTGACTGTTCTCCGAATATCTTGTATTTGATACCTTCATCAAACTGATACATGAACATAAGCACGATGCCCTTTTTGTGGGTTGCGCTTCCGTTTGGGCTTATGAGGTCTGCCACTCTCTTATAGTCGTCTGTTTCGAGGTATTCAGCCTCACAAATCTCTGTAAGAAGCTTCTTTTTGTCCTTGAAGTAGTCAATGATGCATTTCTCGAATGCTCCATGCTGCTGCACTGGCTCGCTTGGTACATCATCGTGCTTTTCAGCTTCAAATCTCTTGACCTCTCTGATCTGGCTAACTGTGTGATTGTGATTAATGAGTTCGCAATCTGCATCTGAGAGTGCCAGCATCTCCTGGAGCTTACCTGAGCCGAATTTCAAGTATTCGCTCTTAAGCTCTAATCCATCGCCAAACTTTTCGTTAATGGCAATGAATCTTGATGTTGTTGAGGCTGACAATCCGAACTCTCTTTGTGCGTAGTCTGCAATTGTTTCGCCTTCTGCTAGGTTTCCCGAATCTCTGACCTCTTTGAGCTTGTAGCCGATAGCTACAAAGCTCTGAGCTGTCTTGCCTAGCTCCTGCCTAATTTCTTCTGTTTTTGATGCCAACCAATCGCTGATTGTCATTTGGTAGTAATCTCCCATGTTTCCTCCTAACTTACCTTTGCTTCTTGTGTGCCCATGCTATCCTGCTGCAACTTGGCTAGCATAGTCTCTTTGTATGTATTCAACCACGCTTCGATTTCAGCCTTCTGAGGCTGTTTATCGTGAGCAGCGTAGAATTGTAAAACGTTGTATTCCCAGTCGAGCTCTACGGTGTAGTATGGCGTCTTCTTGTCTTCCTTGAATCTCAAGAAACAGATGTAAGTCTTGCCTCTGTTGTGCTTATCCAGGTAATTGTCACCGCCTACACAGTGATGCTGAATTCGACCTTCTAGGATTATCTCTGTCGCTGTTCTCGCTGGTCTTATGAATAGTTCTCCGCTTTCGTACTTGAAATGCCTGTTAGCACTTCTGTAGCGTTTAGGGATATTCTTGAACTGTTCTTCCTTCTTCTTGAGGAACTGCTCGTTTTCAATCTGTTCTCTTCTCTCTACAAGCTCTGCGTGAGCTCTATCAAGGTTTCTAGGGTGCAAATACACTGAATTGGTCATATCAAAGCCTGCTGCATCCTTCATGTGAAGATAATCTGCATAAAGCGTCGCCTTTCGTCTCGGCTTCTCTCTTTCGAATACTGTTCGAAGGCTCTCTTTGGTGAATCCGCAATACTCACAAACTCGATTAATCATCTTCTCAGCTGACATGTATTTGAGTATTGTCTTTACGTCCTCTTCGTTGAATTGACCTATTACTTGGAGCTCGTCGTCGTTCCAGTGTGCATTGAGCTTATTTTCTAATTGCAAAACCTGAAGAGCTTCTGGCGTGCATTCAAGCTCTGCCATTCTGTCTTTTTTGATTCTGAAGAACTCCCAAGGCTTTTTTGCGTTGACATCAAATCGTGTTGTCCATTGATTCTGCAAAATGGTTTGTACCGCCCATTCAAAGCCTAACTTCATAAGCATTTCCAGCTGAGGCCACTTTAGAGCTATAAGCGTGAACTCTGCAAAGTTCAGTCTTGAATCCAGGTCTAATATGTCTCTCACAGGAACGTACTTCAGATAGCTATCAGCTACCGCATCCCATGTCGCTGGATGAATAACGCCTTGATACATTCTAATGTTGGACAATCCTGCCAAATTGCAATCATCCCAGAATCTTTCGCCTAGATAGCAATCATACTTCTGAAAATCTCTTTGGCTCTTTCCATCTCTGATGTATGTCCTAGAAGCTTCAATCCAATCAACTTTCTCTGTTGCTCCTGGCATGAATTTCTTTGTTGCTTGGAAGTATCTAGTAACAAAGCCTCCGCTTTTGGTTGTCTGTGCCAGGTATATATACTTAGTTATGCTTGAGCCGTTCTTCTCTCTGCCTCTTGGCTTGCATACTGCTGTCTGTTTGCAGTGAAGGCACTCTCTTTCTTCTCCGTCGCTAGGAGCTGGCTCGTAGTACTCAAACTGTCCTTCGTAAGTCTCTAGTTGCTTGTTGGCCACTGTGTACTCTGTACCGCAATGTGAACACCAGTAAGTAGTGAATCTGCCATGTCGGTGATAATAGAGCTTATGGTCCGAGAGCACATTGTTGATATATTCTTCCCAGTCTTCAGGAAGCTCTTGTAGATCAGCTGCACGCTGTTGCAATTTAAATCTTCGTCTGAGTTCATTGTTGACCTGCGCCGTTCTGAGCTGCTCTGTCTCAACCTCTCTAGCCAATTCTTTGAAGTCTTTTTCGTAATATCCGTTTTCTTTGGCCCATTCTGCTGCAATCTCGTCAACATCCTTTGCCATTCCGAAGTCGTAGAACCAAGCGAACTGTCCGTTGAGCTTTGCTCCGTCCCATTCATCGCTTGCTACCCAGTAACGACCATGCTCTTTTTTGGTGAGGATATAACGCCAACTTGGTTTCTTGTCTTCCCACTGGTCCAAAAACAGATGCGATACTCCATCAATGATGATTGACTGAGCCTCTGCTTGGAGCCCGTTCTTTAATCTCTTGGGTCTCTTAAACGGTATCTCCTTAATCGCTTTCTTTTTCATCTCGGCACCTACTTTCCGAGATAGTACTCTCTGATGATCTGCTTTGCTGTTCCCATACCAGGAATGCCAAGCGTTACTCTGCCAGCATTCACGTTCGCAGCCTTCATGATGTCTTTGCTAATCTCGTGCTGATGCTTGAAGCCCCATGTAAGGAGCTTTGCTATGCAATCAGCAAGGCTTTTGTCGCTCTTGCGTACCTGAATAGCCATCTGCTCATTTTCAAAGCATTCTGTCTCGATGTAGCTTACCCAGTCTTCCATGATTTCAGCACAATCAAGTGCTTTCTTTTCCACTTCCAGCTTGCCAATTGCGGCAGTTGCGACGTCGCAAATATAAAGCACATCTCCGTCAATGAATGTCTCTGCGATTTCCTCTTCGATGCCGTTCTCTTCGGCTAGCTTTTTGATTGATTCGTAGTCTTGCTCTCGTCTTAAGCCATTAGCTGACTCGTTTAACTCCTGAGCGCTGTCGAAATTCCCAAACTGTTCAAACATGTTTTGCCTCCTTTTGCTCCATGTAACTAAAAACAAATGATTCAAGTGCCATCCTTGCTGCGTGCCACAGGACGTCAACGTCCTCTTCCTTGATGGTCCTTATGATTGTTTCGCCCTGCTTAATCTTCACGAAGTTCTCTTCTGGGTGATATAAGCTTTCTTTGCAGTGATGGCCTAACCCTGGTACATACTGTCTACAAGATTCTTCTAGGTTCAGATACCTTGATTTTGAATCCATGTTTAACCCCTTCTCTCTACCTCCTGCTGCAACCAGCTCTTAAACTTGTTAGGTTGGTTGCATATAACAGTTACATCCTTGCCTTGCAGCTTCTCGTATATCTCTTTCCACTCTGCTGCAAACTGGATATCTTTTCCTTTGGCAGTTTTCAGAAGCTTTTCTCCTTGATTTTTCCACGATTTAGCAAGCATTAAATTCACGTATGTTGAATCCGTGTGAATTATTATCCTGCTGCACGAAGACTTTATCGGGGCTAAAGCCTCTTTCAAACAAATTACTAAGGATTGATTGCTTGTGGCTTCAATCTTCTTGAAGTCTGTTTTCGTTGCATCTGTGTCACCAGCTTGGAGCACGTAGCCTATATATCCCTCTTTTGGCTTGTTACTCTTGATGCTCGATGCAATGTAGATATTTGCCTCCATCATGGCTCTGTGTCTCCTCTCACTTCTGTGTAATAGAGGTAGCTTAGGCCAGTGAACTTATTCACGCCAAATACAATGCTATTCTTGTCGATGTAGTAACCTTCTCTAGCTTGCGGCTCTCCTGTTTCAATTACTCTTTGCATCGTTCGTCGCTTGTATTCCTTTCGGACCGGTTCTGGCCTGATCAGGTTACGAGAGGTTGAATATCCAACCAGTTCTGATTTATCCCAGCCTCTATCTTCAAGTATCTTTTCTTGCTGCTCTGTCAGAGGCTTTACTAAATAATCTCCCACTTTCCTAGCTGACTCTTCATCGCCCTGGTATCTTTCGTAGTGAGCTCTGCCGCCTGTCAGCTGATGCCATCTTTCTTGAATGAGCATATCAATCGGCTCGCCTCTTACCTGATTGACTATCATGTGTACATGTATTCCTCCAAGTGAACCAATTTCCACTCTTCTTATCCACTTGAATGGAATATCAAGCTTTTTATATTTGCTTCTCAAAAATCTATTCAGTTTTGCGATATCTTTTTTCACTTCCCTAATCTCTTTTCTAGTTCCTTGTGGATAGGTTAAAGTGATCCAAAAATCTCCAAGGTTGAAATTAAGCTTCAGCAACCTTCTTACTTCGTTTTCTTTCTTCCACTGATTTTGTTTTTCAATCTGCTGTGGTGTTGCCTTCTCCCTTGGAGCTCTTCTCTCACCTTTAGCTCCATAATTACCAGCCCATTTGATTTCTACTTCAATCGAGTTAGGGAAAATATATTCGTCTTGTATATATGCCATGGAGTAAATGTCCTAACTTTAATATGTTTATAGTGTTACTTAAAGGTGCCTCACACCTTGATTTTGTTGCGTTTGTTAGCGTTCCATGGTATAATGTTTTTAAGTTATTAAAGCCGTGAAACGCTTGGCCACTGTTACCGCAGTGGTCTTTTTCTTTGCTCTTTTTTATCGATTGAAATTAGTGCCGACTGGCAAGATGTTTCTCCCAATTTCATTCTTTTCATCTCCCTATTTGTAAAATATTAAGTTGTCATATTGGAACAGCTCTGTGAGGTTGTCCTTGTGCCAGGTGTTCTCGTTCCAATCCGCTTCGAAGTAGAGAGCTCCTGCTGAGCCATCCCAGTAGTTCAGAACCCACTCAAGAGCTTCATAGCATTCTGCATCGGGAACCGCCTCGTCATATCGACCATCCCAGACGGGACTGAATTGCTTAGAATCGAAAATGACATCCTCAATGCTGTTTGGGAACGCTTCTGAATCTACTCGGTTCTTAACTACCCTCATGACCAAAGCCTTACCGATTACCCCTTGGTCTTCTGCTTCTGCCATTGCTAACTTCAGAAGCATCTGACTTTCTTCGTCGCTGAAATCTAATCCAGCGGGATCTTCACTGATTTGCGACGTCGCAACTGGGGGGGCAGTGACCTCTATCACCTGATAAGGAGCTGTTGCATTCTTCTCTATTGCTGATACTGCTGCAAACACTCCTGCTTTCGTGCTTGGTGGAGTATCTACCACCATCTGCTCAAGCTTTCGGTCCAAGTAGTTCATTGTGAGCTGACTTGTAATACCGCCGACAATCAGCCCTGCTGCAATCGGTGCCGCCACATACCGAATGAGCTTCTTTGTCCTTCTTTTCATGTCTCCCTCAATAACCTCCTTTCTAGCTTACTGAGTCTCTATGTTTCATCAGCACTGCTGCAACCTCTGG